GCTTCAGCACGTTGTAGGACACCATTAACAATCAATCTACCATTGTTATCTTCCAATGATTCATTGATTTGCCTCTTAGTCATAGTAAAAGGAATTGTATCTATAAGTAATCTGCCCATTATGCTCCCCAAACTTTACGTTTTCTATATAAATCAAACATGATTTGTGCTACTTCATATCTTATAAGTAGACGAATATTCTCCAAATCTTTATTTGTGAGTTCTTCTTTTAATATTTTCTTTTTATCTATCATGCTGATAGTTCTTTTAAGCTTCTTGCAACTTTTAACATACGTTCTGAAATCTTACCGAATCTTTTTTGAGTTGATTTCCAATATTGTCCGTTATGAACACCAGCTTCAGTTTTCAATTTAGCGTTTTGATTAACGATTCTTTCTAACTTAAACATCATACTATTGATTTCTTTAATCGAATGATTAATCTTCTGATGTTGTTTTAGATTTTCATCTTTCTTATACTCTTTATAAGAGATTTCGTTAATTTTCTTTTCTAATTTACTTTCTAAAGATTCTAATTTCTTTGTGTTCATATGTTTCTCCTTTGATTTTTTCATACCCAACACTTCTATGTGGTCATCATCTAAATCATCCTCATCTTTACTCTTTGCAAAAGCATGTGGAGTTTTGATTGGGCCCTCACCACCATCTAAGTTACCAGTTACATTAGCTTCTTCGATTTCTTCAAACTTATCTTCTATTTCTTTTAGTAAACTTTTCATTTAAACACCCTTCTTAATTCATTTTTTAGTTCGTGGTATCTAAGTAGTGATAAAATCTGAGATTCTGTAATTACTTTTGCTGCTTTGAGCTTAGAGATAAGTTTCAATACTTCATTTACCTTAATGTTGGTAACTTTATCTGTAACTTTTATTGAATCAATTTCTTTTTTAAGTAAATTACACTCTCTTACTACGAATTTCTTTAGTTTTTGAGAATTATCAACTGAGTTTATATACTCTCTAAGAATATCTTGTTGTTTATCAGTAAGATTTGTGTATTTGTTGTTGAAATTTTCAACTAACATCTTCCATGCTAACAATCTTACCTCTTTTGGTTGCTTAGAATACTCTTCATTAATAGTAGATACAATCTTATCATCAGATTTAGAAGAATTTGTTAATGATTCTAATAATGTTGATTTACAATCCACATATTCTTTTGGATTATCTGATGTTGTATGTTCAAATAGTTTATATATAGAAGCGTTCTCTTTATAGTTAGATACTCTATACTTAAAGAAATCTTCTAATACAAAATTTTTCTTAATAGCTTTTATTAAATTATACTTCTGTCTATTCAAAACAGATTCGTTTAATTTGTTTCTTTCGCTCAGTATGATATTTACAAACTCTGATGCTTTGTATTCTGAAGAAAACGATTCTTCTACAAATACTTTGTATAATTTAAGTTCTTTTGCTAATTCTGTACTCTTACCAAAATGCTCTCTTATAATGTAAGTAGCCTTCGAATCCATATTATTCAAAGTATCGGTACTAATCTGTCTTACCAATAGTTCAAATAGGATTCCAGTATTTTTGTACTTACTATGTTTTAATTTTTTCATTTCTTTCCTCATTTTTGATAAAAGCAACTATGTATTTGGTTATAAATATTATATTTTTAAGAATCCAATATGTTTTTCTCATCCAATAATGATAGATTCACATCATTACTGTCCTCTTTTAAGGATTCTATTATCATTTTTTTGGTTTTTCTTTGCGATTTCATACGTCCAACAACTGCATCAATCTGTTCTTGATTAATAACTGTATTGGCATTGTATCTTTCGTTTTTAGTAGGTCTATTTGCTATGTTTCCTAATGGCTCTCTACCAAATGGATTATCATCTGTTTTGTAGTTTCCACCTTCTTTAGGTCTACCAGCTCCTTCAAATCCACCCTCTGGTGCTCCACCTGTGTCTTCAACGGTTGGGAATCCTGCGTTTGCACCTTCTTCATCTCCACCACTCTGTTGAGATAATGATGCTAAATCATGTGGAGTACCAAATGATTCACCAGTCTTAACTGGGTCGTTACCTTCTGATTCAATCTGTTCGTGTCTGAATCCTAACTTCAAGTCATTAATAACTTTAAATTGTTCTTCTTTCCACTCATCTTCACTCATATTAAAGATGTTTTTGTAAACCCATTCTTGAGATACCATTTTTAAATCTTTGATATCACTTGCTAATGTTACTTTTTCAGACCAAAGGTTTGCTTTCTCTTGCTCATATATAATAGATGGATTAGTAAGTTCTAATTCAAAGTTTACTAATTCTTCATCTGTATATCCTTGTGAATATAAATGTACGATTGCAATCTTAGTTAATTCTGATAATACAATCTTTTGGATTCTTTCTACAGAACGAGCAAATCTAATATCTTCTTGTGCTAATGTTGCTTTACCCTCAACACCTTCTTCGTATCCAATAAATGCTTTTGGAACTTTAAGTGCTGCCATCATTCTATTTCTTAGGTATTCAATATCATCAATACCACCGAACTCCATTCCACTTAGAGAATCAATCTCAGTACCACTTTGTCCACCTCTAACAGGTAGATAGTAATCTTCTAACATATTCTGCATATTGAATTTAAGATTGTAATCACCAGTAGTTTCATCTATATATGGAGTTTTCTTCATCTGGTCTATAATGTTACTCATATACGAATCAACTTCTGCAGGTGGAATATTTCCGATATCAATTTTGAAGATTCTCTTTTCAGGTGCTCTCATAATTCTATGAATCATCATCGCATCTTCCATAAGAGTTAATTGTTTCCAAGTCTTTCTTGCACCTTCTAATAGTGAACGCCCATATGGAAGGAAGTTAGTATCTGTAAGTAATCTAAAATGACCTACTTGAAATGATTCTAAAAACTTAGTTTGATTTCTTTGTGAGATTGCATTTGTGTTTTGTTCTTCAACCTCAAATCTTACTGAATACGGATTATCTAAATCATATCCTTCTTCTCTACGAGTCTCATATACAGATAATGGTTGTGCATTTACAACACCTAATTCATCATCAATATCTAAGTAAAGATAGTAATCACCATATTTGTTCATACCTCTTACCCAAGACCAAAGGTTGAACTCAATGTTCAATACATCGTAAAATAAGTTTCTTAATGTTTTCTTTACTTTTTCATCAGATGATTTAACTCTAAGTACATCACCCATATCATTTTTAAGAGTACACTCATCTGAGTATATATCTAAGATTGATGAAATAATAGAATCTTTATCCATTGCTTCATAATCTGTATATAATTCTAATTTATTTGAATGGTAGTTAAATCTTTCGTTGTATGTCTGCCAATTCTTTCTTGAGTTAGAACCATGCAATCTTCCATACCTATCATAGTAAGCTGAACCTCTTCTATTACCATCTGCTTGTAATCTTGAAGAATCAACTACTTTTAATTTATCTTTACCGACTCTTCTAACAACTACCTGAGTTGAGAATAATCTTTTTAATCTACCGAATAATGAAGTATCTGCCATAATGTTTTTCTTTTATATACTACTACAATATATAAATATACAAAAAATATTTTTAATATCCAAATTTTATAGTAACCAACTTATATCCTCATCACCTCTACCAGTGTTTATCTTCCAAGCATCTTTTGCTTTGGATTGATTTGATTTAAAAACTCCCTGCTTAGATGTTAAGGATAGTGCTCTTTTGTTTAGTTCGATTCCCTGTTGTCTTAATTTAAGTGCCGTATCTCTTACCCAAAGTCCTGTTGAAAATGATAACACTAAATCATCATTATAACCTTGTTGAGCTTCAGCTCTGTTACCATTCCATATAAAAACAAAAAGTTCTTCAATCAATCGTTTAGAACGAACAATCGGAACTCTTTCTCTCATATAAGTATCTAACTTTGAGATAACTAATGGGCGTGTTCTACTTGTCATTGAGAAACCAGGTACCATTTGTGATTTATCTTTTAAATCATATGCTTTTTGTAAATGAATATCATCATCTACATATCCAAACTCTTTATATGAATAATAAAGGTTTTTATAATTTCTATCTATTGCTTCTTGTATTACTGCCCAACCAATGTTTGCGTTTTCAATTACCAACAATGCATCATTCCATTCAGTTGCCACATTCACTAACATATTACCATAATCTTTGGTACTTATCTTACCTTTATATTCTGCAACCTGCTCTACACTCTCCACATCAAATACGTGAAATGCTGAATAATCTGCTCCATCACCTCTCGCAACATCGGCAACCACTACATAATCTTTTGTATAGTTTGGTTGTGACCATAACCAATAGTTATTATCATATCCTCTTTTCTCTACTGGGTCTTGAACGTGGGTTTCTTCATACCATTGTAGAAGTTGCCCATCTACGACTGTATAACCAGAACTAATGAAATCACAATCACATTCTTGAGCTGCCATCTTTTCACCTAAGAGTTGAGTTTGTTCTGCTCTCCACTTATCGTTTCGTTCAGGATGTACAGTCCAATGTAATTTGATTGGATTCCAACCATCACCTTCTTCACCCTTTAACCAAGTTTTATGAAAGAAGTTACCAACACCATTTGGAGTTGATAGTACGATTGCTTTACCACCAGTTGATAATGTAGATTGAGCTGATGCCCATATCTCATCAATACCTTTAATGAATGCACCCTCATCTATAATCAACATTGATAATGCTTCAGAACGACCTGCATCACCACTAGCTGATGTTGCTTTGATTGTTGAACCATTTCGTAATCGTAAGGATAGTTTGTTATCTTCTTCGGTATCACCTCTTAACCAACTCGGTAAATTCTCATGCATATACCTAACTTTAGTAACTAAGTTTTTAGCTACCTCTTGTTTAGTTGCAATTACCAATATGTTTTTATCTTCGTGAAATAACATCATCCATAAAGAATAACCTGCGGATAATGTTGATATACCTAACTGACGTGATTTAAGGATTACATTGTATCTATGTTTATCCAACTCACCCATCACATCTTCTTGGAATGGATATAAATCAAAAAGAATCTTACCTCTTTTTGGATGTTGTATGTAACAATACTTTTTAAAGAAGTAGACAGGGTCTTTAGCACATTTTACATACTCTTCCCTAATAAGTTCTTTTATGTTTTTGCTCATTTCTTTCCCAATTTCCAAAGAAACTGAGTAGAGATTATTGGTTGGAACTGGTCGTTTAATCCAATACCTAATCCAAACGCCTGTTTCTTTCTTGTTCTGTATAATATAGAACCACCAACATAATTAAATTGTTTCGATGTTCCATTCAATCCAAATCCTATATAGAATTCTCTTGGATTTATATATTCAGTTTGAGTTACAGTAGTTGTAGGTATTATAATCTCTGATTCAACGAGTCTATTAAAGAGTGTGTTTTTCCATATTGTATCTGTGATGGTTACAAACCCTAATGAATCTAATTCAATCTTATCAACAAACACATTTTTAGCGTAATAATCTTTTAGAACTTCTAAAGTATCAATTGGAGTATTTACTAAAATAGAATCAACTTGTGTAACTATTTTTGTTTTCCATTTAGGAACATAAACTTTCTTGTCTATGGTAAT